GTTTCCAAAGTCAAACCATTACAGAGGTGTTCCCGGCAAGTGGCCCGGTTCGCACGTCTATCATTGGCAAGGAAACGAAAGAGCGCGTTAAGCAATCCGAAAGGGTGCAGGACGAACTCAACTACCAGCTACTGGAGGTAATGACGGAGTACCGTCCGGAAATGGAACAGCTTTTGTTCCATCTTCCTTTGGCTGGATCTGCCTTTAAGAAAGTCTATTACGACCCATCCCTCGGTCGTGCATGTGCGATGTTCGTGCCCGCCGAGGATTTTGTCGTCAGCCACGGGGCGTCAGACCTAATGACCAGCCCCCGCTATACGCACGTCATGCGTCGAATGAAGAATGACGTTCGTAAACTACAAGTGGCGGGATTTTACCGGGACGTGGAGCTTCCAGATCCTTCCCCCGACTATAGTAAAATCCAAGAAAAAATTGACGATCTCGATGGGTCAGCGGAGGTCGAGTACGACGGGCGATTAGTCCTCCTCGAAATGCACGTTGATCTCGACCTCCCCGGTTTTGAGGATCTCGACTCCAACATGGAGCCGACCGGAATTGAGTTGCCATATGTGGTGACGATGGTCCGGGGCACGGGCGAGATCCTTTCGATCTATCGCAACTACCGCGAAGATGATCCGCTTAAACTCAAGCGCCAGCACTTCGTGCATTACCAATACCTACCCGGTCTTGGTTTCTACGGCACCGGCCTCATCCATCTAATTGGTGGCTTGGCGAAGTCCGCGACCAGCATCTTACGTCAACTTGTCGATGCCGGAACGCTCTCGAACTTGCCCGCCGGATTGAAGGCGAGGGGTCTCCGGATTAAAGGAGACGACAGCCCGATCATGCCGGGTGAGTTCCGCGATGTGGATGTACCGGGTGGTAGTATTCGCGATAACATTTCGTTCCTTCCCTACAAAGAACCGTCGAACGTCCTCTACCAACTTCTTGGCAATATAGTCGAAGAAGGTAGACGCATAGGTTCGGTTGCGGATCTGCAAGTCGGCATGGGACAGACTGGCAAGGAAGCGCCAGTCGGAACGACACTCGCTATTATGGAACGCGCCATGAAGGTAATGAGCGCGGTCCAAGCCAGAGTTCACTCCAGCCTTCGCTCGGAGCTACGTCTTCTGTCGGACGTTATCTCAACGTCGATGGAAGATGCTTACGATTATGATTTTGGTGAAGATCAGAATTATTCCCGCAAGGAGGATTTTGATTCCCGCGTAGATATAATTCCCGTATCGGACCCCAACGCAGCATCGATGTCGCAAAGAGTCATGCAATATCAAGCGGCTTTCCAGCTAGCACAGTCTAATCCTAATCTCTACGACATGCCGTTGCTGCACAGACAAATGATGGAGACGCTCGGCATACCGAATGCCGATGAGATCGTTAAGTCGCCGGATGAGATGGAGCCGATGGACCCGGTCTCCGAAAACATGGCGATTATGAAAGGCAAGCCCGTTAAGGCATTCGTCTATCAAGATCACGAAAGTCACATCAAGACACACCTCGCTGCCGCGCAAGACCCGCTCATACGTCAACTGGTTGCTGGTTCTCCAATGGCCAAGGCAATGGAAGCCGGTCTTGCCGCACACGTAGCAGAACACGTCGCCTTCCAGTACCGCCGCGAAATCGAAATGGCGATGGGCGCACAGCTTCCAGAAACCGAGAAGCCTCTCCCAGAGGATGTCGAGTTCAAATACTCGAAGCTTGTAGCGGACGCTGCTGACAAGGTACTCGCCAAAGATAAGGCGATTGCCGAGATGCAGAAGCGCCAGCAGATGGAGCAAGATCCAGTTGTCCAGATGCAGCGCAAGGAACTGGAGATCAAGGAAGCAGAAGTCCAGCGCAAGGCGCTCTCCGATAAGAACCGCACAGAGCTAGAGCGTGAGCGCATCCAGACCAGCGCCGCAATGAAAGCTGCCGAGATTGCGTCTGAAGACAAGCGCACCGGGTTGCAAGTCGGCGTCGAAATCGCCAAAGCCCGCGAGACCTTGGAAGCTGAAGGCAAACGCGAAGGTCTGAAGTTCGGTGTCGATATCGCCAAGGATATCGCAAACCGCGAAAGCAAAGAGAAAATGGAAGGTGCCCGCCTCGGGGTTGAGGTAGGGCGCGTGCTGACAGAACAGCAGAATAAGGATGGATGAACCACAAACGGTTTTTGACATACTCCTGTCGAAGATCCGCGAAAATATGAATGCCGTCTCCGATTCAGTCTCGACCGGAGGGGCGCATGACTTCGGCCAGTACCAGAGAATGGTAGGCCAGATCGAGGGCTTTGCCCTTGCTGAAAGAGAAATCCTCGACCTTAGAGATCGATACTACAAGGACGAGGAATAACGGCACACACCAGCCGTGATGGTGGCTAAAACAAATGAGAGACGAATGACCGCTGAACCAGCGCCAAAAATGCTGCCGGAACCTTCCGGCTATAAAATCCTCATCTCCATTCCGGAGCATGAGGAGAAAACCGATGGTGGTGTTTTTCTTCCAGACCGTTTCAAGACGGCGGAAGAGACCGCATCGATTGTCGGCTTTGTTCTAAAACTCGGACCTCTCGCTTATGGCGACGAGGATAAATTCCCAACCGGCCCATACTGCAAGGAAGGCGACTTTGTTGTTTTCCGTTCTTACTCTGGCACCCGTTTCAAGGTGAAGGGTAAGGAGTTTCGGCTGATCAACGACGACACGGTCGAAGCCGTTGTCGATGATCCAAGGGGGTTTGAACGAGCATGATTGAAGAAGCACAAGAAGCGTTATCCCCAGACGAGGTAGAAGATAACAGCGTTGAAATAGATGTTGTTGACGATACCCCGGAAGAGGATCAAGGAAGACCAGAGCGTACCGGCGAACCCTACGATCCATCCGATGAGGAGATCGAGGAATACTCCGAGGGAGTACAGAAGCGAATAAAGAAACTTCGCTTTGAGTTTCACGAAGAGCGCCGCGCAAAAGAAAAGGCAGAACGTGAAAACACGGAAGCCTTTACCTACGCTCAACGACTGCTGGAAGAGAACAACCAGATCAAGGAAGCTCTCCAACAGCATCAAGAAGTTTTACAAAAGAGTCAGTCAGAACGATTAGCAACCGAGGTCGCCGCACAACGACGACGCTACAAGGATGCTTATGAGTCTGGAGATGCCGAAGAGCTAGCAGCCGCTCAAGAAGATTTAAGTCGGGCTGTTGCTTCTCACGAACGTATCTCTGCTGCGCCCCCGCCACAGCGATTGCAAGCGGCTCCCCCACCGGAGCAACCCGCACCGCAGCCGACAGTGGACCCGAAGGCACAGGACTGGCTGACAAAAAATTCTTGGTTTGGCGAAGACCGGACAATGACCGGTTACGCCTATGGTCTTCACGAACAACTCGTAACTCAAGAAGGCATCGATCCGCGAACCGATGCTTACTATGAGCGCATCGACAGCGAGATGAGAACGAGGTTTCCCGAAAGATTTGGGGAAGCTCCTAGCTCGTCTGGGAATGGCGCTTCTTTGGGAAACGTAGTCGCCCCGGCAACCCGAGGGACCGGAAAAGGACCACGCAAGATTAGTTTAACGCAAACCCAAGTCGCTCTCGCGAAGCGGTTGGGAATTACGCCAGAGCAATATGCACAACAAGTGCTGAAGGACTCACAATGAGTGATCGCGCAAAAGAGAATAGTAGCTCATCCCGAAGCGGACGAGAGACCGAGACGAGAGAAGCAAACGCCCGTAAGGCGACATGGAAACCACCTTCGGTTTTACCGGACCCAACTCCGGAACCGGGTTACCACTATCGCTGGATCAGAGCGAGAACGATGGGAGAGTCCGACAACCGGAATGTCTCCAGTCGTTTCCGCGAAGGGTATGTCCCGGTTAGGGCTGAAGACCACAAGGATCTTCAAATCCTTACCGACAAGGGCAGCGAGTTTGCCGACAACATCGAGGTCGGTGGCTTGGTGCTTTGCAAGACTTCCGTGGAAAACAAGGAAGCTCGCGAAGACTACTACGGCCAGAAAGCTCAGACGCAGATGGATAGCGTTGATAACAATCTTATGAGGGAGCAAGACCCGCGTATGCCGCTCCTACGACCGGAGCGTTCTACGAAGGTCACCGGCTCCTTTAAAAAATAAGGAGATGACTCAATGGCAAGCACGGCTGCTGCCTTTGGTCTGAAGCCGGTCAATCTTATTGGCGGTCAGCCTTTCGCTGGCTCGACCCGTCAAATCAAGATTGCTTCTGGTTATGGGACCAACATCTTCAATGGCGATGTCGTTAAGCTAGTCACTGCTGGTACTGTCGAAAAGGATACCGGCACGACTTCTTTGACCCCCATTGGAGTTTTCGTGGGCTGTACTTTTACAGACCCTAACTCTGAACAGATGACGTTCAAAAACTATTGGCCCGCTTCGACTGCTGCGTCGGATGCGTTCGCTTATGTGGTTGACGATCCGGATGTTCTCTTCCACATCCAAGCGGATGGTGCCGTTGCCCAGACTGCGCTAGGCGCGAACTTTGCTGTTGTGCAAGGTTCTGGTTCGACCTCGACCGGCGTGTCGGGTGTCAGCCTTGACGCCTCGACGGTTGCGACAACGAACACGCTTCCGATGCGTTTGGTCGATTTTTATACCGGTCCAAACTCATCCATTGGTGATTCATTTACGGACTGCATTGTTAAGTGGAACGTCGGTCACCAGTACCTCAACACGACCGGCATCTAAGGGAGTAATGCAGAATGGCTATTAGTCGCGCACAACTCCTCAAGGAGTTGGTCCCCGGACTGAACGCACTGTTCGGTCTGGAATATGATTCTTACGAGAACGAGCACGAAGAGATCTACGAGACGAACACGTCTGATCGTGCCTTCGAGGAAGAACTGAAACTGTCTGGCTTCGGCGCTGCCGTTGTTAAAGACGAAGGCGAAGCGATTACTTACGACAATGCACAAGAGCATTATGTCGCTCGCTACAACCACGAAACCATTGCGCTCGGGTTTTCGATCACCGAGGAAGCTATCGAAGATAATCTCTACGACAGCCTCTCCGCTCGGTACACGAAAGCTCTTGCCCGTTCGATGGCGCATACGAAGCAAGTCAAAGCCGCTTCGCCCATCAACAACGGTATGCCCAGTGGTTCCTTCACCTCTGGCGATGGCGTTACGCTGTTCAACACTGCACACCCGCTGGTGTCCGGTGGCACGAACTCGAACACGCCTTCGA